CAGAAATACTGGTTTTCGGTCAACTATTCCTATAGAACATGCCCAGCACCATTCTGGCGGGGTATGATCACACTTATTTGCTGGCTTTTTTGCCCAATGGGGCCAATCTTCTGGACCCGCTAAGGAGCCACAGTACGGACATGTTTCTTCCTGCAATAGCAGTCTACCGTCATAGCAATCCGTACAAAGGCTTTCTAGTATTTCTTGCTTTCTCCGCCTTCGATCTTGATAATCAGCCCTTGGAGGGCGCGGAGGAATCGATCCATCTTCATTAGGTATCCTATCACTTTTCCATGCGTTACATTTTTTATGAGCAAGTCTTAAATTAGATACATCTTCTGATCCTCCCGCTGATCGGGGAATCCAATGATCTAATGTTACGTCAGAATTTGTCTTAAAATCCTTAAAGCATATGGCACATGTAAATCCGTCACGCTCTTTAACAAGTTTTATTTTATCTTTTTTACTAAGCAGAAGATTCTGATTTAGCATTGATAAATTCTCTTTCATCTACAATATCGTAAGCGTCACGAATAATACTAATTTCATATTTATCAAAGTGGTGTCCACAGAAGTACAATTCTCCTGTAACAAACTTTGCTATTACCCAAGCCTGGGCGGGACACTTAGGTGCATCGCACATGTCCGTCTTGGCAAGAACTCTTACTTCTTCCTGAACTTCAGTTTCCATGGAGTCCTCCATATACTAATTATATCAGTTTTTATTTAAATATTCTTTTACATTCTTAAATTGTGAATTTATTTTAGTAATCTTCTCAACTAGGGCAGCATTATCTTCCCTAGTTTTTTTCAATTCCTTATTTAATTTCACAATTTTTTCATCATACCTATGTGTAGCAATTTCATAGTATGATAGTTCTGTATCTTTTTCCAGTATTATATCTTTTAAATATTCTACTTCTTTATTCTTTTTATAGGCATTAAAAAATAGAACAATAACCATACCCAGTAGGATTACTGTTACTACTAACACTAAATACATATATGCCATGTCGGGATGAGAGGATTTGAACCTCCGGCCCCTTGGTCCCAAACCAAGTGCGCTACCAAACTGCGCCACATCCCGTGGGATTACAGATGGCGACGAATCCTTTTTGCACGAAAGACGCTAGAAACGAATTCAACGCACTCAACGGCAGACTCGCTATAACGGGATATTTGTATGTAACTACACCATCCTAAGATATTGCCATCTGTAATCGTAGGGCGGGTGAGACTTGAACTCACGATCTTCACCTTATAAGAGTGACGCCTTCACCAACTTGGCCACCGCCCCGTAAGAACTACTATATTAAATTATTTCCATGCTGTCAATAGCATTTTGTAGAGCGGGTGGGATAATAAGTTCGCTGTTTCTTTTCCTGCCCATCCTTAATTTTAACTCTTCTTCGCTGTCTTGTTCAAGCATATCGTACGAATAGACTTGAATTTCTTGTAGCGCATCTCTTCTAGAGCGAGCAATCGCATTATAAACCGCGCCACATACGGCATCAGCCAAGTCCTTGCTGCCTTTTCTGGGGTGGTCAACTTTGTCACCGCGTATCCTTAATTGCAATAATTCATCTATTAGTAATTTAAGTTCTGGGCCATAGACTCTTTCCTCTGTTATAAGAAGAGCCATATCTTCGTAGTGCTTTTTAGCAACTGATAGTACTTCTGTATTAATACCATAATGTTTTAGTTGCTGCATCATATCGTGTGAATTCCATCGGTCAAATGTCACTACACCTAGATTGAATCCTCTTTCTCTTAAATCAATTATATAATCTTTTACCTCAGATAAATCCACACTAGTAGTTGATGTTGGCTGCCAATATCTTACAGCATCTACGATAACCCTAGGGGCTGCCTCTGTCATTGTGCCAGCAATCTTCATCTGTACCCAGCCTTCAATATGAGCCATAGCCACAGCACAATTGTCATGCTTTTGGGCTAAGTCAACATGAACAAAATACTGGCGTCCTTCCTCTGGTTTAAACCATTCTGAGAATCTTCCACCATTATCTACTGCAAACTTAGGATTACTAAAAGCCCTTTCGATCTTCTCGCGTGACTTAAAGAATGCATCTGTTGCTTCTGGTGGCATACATGCAAATCGCATAAGAGAATCTAATGGGTCATCATAGAAAGCAATGGTAAAGTCTTGAATCTTTCTAGTTGGATTAAATTCCCAGGTGGGTCTTTTCAAAGCAAATATGTGTGGAAGAGCATAGGAAATAATATGATCCTCTTCCCACTCAATGGTGAATTCATTACCGTCGTGTCCATCTGGTAGATCTGGATCAATTTTAAAACTATGTGACTTTACTACAGTTTCTTTCTCTGCTACTGCGTCATTGTATTTTTGTTGAATAAAGTCATTCTTAAATCTTGGGAAGGAAAGCATAATTACTTTGCCAAAATCGGGGAATCGTGAATTAACTGATGCACGATACATCTTATAGATTGCAGAGGAAGTCTTTGGGTTTTGTCTTCCAGTAGTATTCTCCATCTCAAAGCCAGAGATCTCGTCAAGAATAGCAAGCATGACGTTATAGCCCTCCCAGGATTCTGATTCTGAATGTCCTGAATGAACAGTTATTTCTTTATCAAATTCAATACTGTTTGCCTTGGGTATGTATCTACCCTGGAACCACGGGGACTTCTCAACGATGCGTTTGATTCCTTTAAAGAAGACTCTATTTGCTTGAACAGCGTTCATAGCAATGTTAATAATATCAATGCTGTCTCCTGGTGGCTTACCGTAATATTTGGCTGGGTCCTTTAAGCATAGCAGTAGGTGGACGACATAGGCACATCCAATAGTAGAAATAAAATCCTTACCGCCGCCCTTTCCAATCTGTAGGATCACTTCCTTACAGGTTTGGGACCATCTCTTATTTCCCTCTTCTTCTCCAAGCCACTTCTGCAAGGTTTCCTTTTTATATATTTGTGTCATAGCACGAATAGATTGATACTGATACTCAGACAATGGCGGCAAGTCTAAATAATTTTTATCTGTGACGAATACCTCCACGGACGCAGGGACCTCTTCAAACAACTCCCCGTCCAGGGCATCCATAAAGTCACTAAAATCAATCAATTGGTTCTACCTTACCCGTAACCTCTGATAATCTTTTAGCGACCTCCATCTTGCAATGATTACATTCGGAAGTTACTTCCTTTAGAATACTCATGAGAATTTCTTGCTTACGCTCTGTCTCTAGAAGTTGGGCAGACATTTCATTATTCTCTAGAAGACCCGCCTTCTGAAGCATGTCAATTCTTTTTTGCTCAACATCAGCGATCATTTTTAGAGCGCTGGCCTTTGTGTTGTACTGTTGATTTGCATCTGCCTGGTCTACAGTCTCCCATGCACGCTGAATTATCATAGAGTAATGCTGATCAGCACCAGCCAAGGCTTCCCTGGCTCGCTCTCTAATTCTACTATCTCCAGATACTAGTTCACGCCAGGTATCGATATGCTCTAAAACTTGTGATCTTTTAATTCCAAGAAACTTAGATATGTCCGTTGGGTTCTTACCCTTGAGTAATTCTTCTACTACTAGATTCATTTGATCAAATGAACTAGTTAGTTCAATCTCTGACAAGTTGCTTCTTCCTTCTGCTCTTCTTAGCCCTAACTACAGTTTTTAGACGGTCTACATAAAATGATCTATACTCTCCAGTAGCGCTATCCCGACAATCAATCCAAGTAACATCTAACTTTTCATTGTGTGCCATATGTATAAAGGTATATAGCGACTTAATATTTTTAAACTTGATCTGGTCACCTGGCTTAATTACATCTTTCATGAAGGGCAGTTCATAATATACTGTGATATCTGGATTCATGCTGTAAGGAACGTACTCATAAACTTTTTTCTGACGAGGCATTATATCTCCTTAGAGTGAATATCCACCGTTGCGGGTAGGGCTCCATACCATACCTGGACGGTCAATAGATCTAATTAAACTATAGCCACATCCCGCACACTTTTGTTCATCCCGTGCTGAAATGCTTGCTAGTCTTTCTTCGTCACTATCACAGTTAATACATGAATAAGTGTAAAGAGGCATTCTATCTCCAGTTATTCCTTAGTGCTACCTTTAATAATACCAGATAACCTATTAAGTCGTCAATGTCATTATCTCCAGGGAATTCCCCACCGCGAGCAAATCTAGATAACTTGTCGTCAATTCTTACTTTTATTTGCTCTACGTTATCTGATCCAGAAAATATTCTTACTGGTTCAAGGGCGCTATTACCATATGATTTATTTTTTTCTATTAACATATTTGATATATTATTGCATACATCAAGTATCTCTCTATGTGCATTAGTTATTGGACTAAAATCAGCATCAGGATTAGTAGTTCTTAGAGTATCTGATGGATCAATGTGTTCCATTATGCCCTCTTTTATTTTTTATAACATATTTCATATGCTTAACCATTCTTTATTGTTTAAAGTCCATTCTACTGTTTTTTGTATAGAATCTTCTAAACTTCTTGGTGCCGTCCAGCCTGCATCTGCTATTTTTTTACCATCCAGGGCATACCTAAGGTCGTGTCCTGGCCTTGAAGAATGAAAGTCAATTAACTCATAGTTTAGTTTTTTTCCAATGCAGTCTGCTACTAATTGCGCCATTTCTAAATTATTTATTTCTTTTTCTCCAACTACATGAAATTTTTGTGGCACATTAGATTCACCATAATTAAATATTGGTTGAGAAATTGTATATAATAGAGCATCTGCTTGATTTCTAGCATGTAAATAAAATCTACTTCCTAATTCACCTGAAGGTGAGGCATGAATTGGAACAACATCTCCAGATAAAACTTTTTTCATAATCATTGGCACAAACTTTTCGGGGTCCTGCATCTCTCCAATAATATTCATTGTATTTGTTATTATTAGCGGCACCCCATAAGTTCTCCAATATGAGTATGCTATAGATTCTTGTGCAGCCTTAGAAGCAGAATATGGGTTGCTTGGTAAATATTGATCTTCCCATTCTTTATGTGCATACCCATTTGGGGCAGGACCATAAACCTCATCAGTAGATACATGAATGAATCTTTCAATTGATGAAAATCTTGCCCATTCAAGAACGTTGCAAACTAAGGAAACATTGTTTTCTATAAATGGAACTGGATGGGTAATAGATCTATCAACATGTGAGTCGCTGGCTACGTTAAATACATAGTCTATATTTCCTATTTCATGTGATAGAACTGAACTAATTGGAGCAGTTAGATCATGGGTAATAACTTTTACTCTTTTATAATTATCATCATATCCACTTGTTGATAATCTAATTCGATCAGTAATTCCACGATGCCTAAAACTTGAAAGACATACTATTTCCCAATCTGTATTTACTAATAAATGTCTAAGGACATGACTTCCAACAAAGCCTGATGCGCCAGTAAGCAGTACTCTTTTCATTTATCCAATCATCCATTCGTTTTGTCTTCTTCTATCTAAGTTCCATCCAAGACAGGTGTAGTCCCCAGATGTACGCTTTCTATAATAATAATCTTTGTTCTGCTCAAATGTATAGTGATTGCGATTCATTAATTTATTATCACTATGTATTGTTTGAGAACCCTTGCTTGGATCAAGGTGTATTCCCAAATATTTTTTTTGATGTGACATCTCTGCCAATTCGATTCTGTCATTGTAATCATTATCCTCAAAGTAGGCTGGGTATATGTACTCATCAAACATTCCTACTTTTCTAACAAACTCTTCACCGACCGTAAAGAAGTTATACCCGCATCCCTCTACGAAATACTCTGGCCCACTAGAATTATATAATTTTTCTAGCCCACCAGAGGGTATAATTGTATCTGCGGAAGAGAATGTCCAGAATGGTTCATGAGGGTATAATTTAATTCCAAGGTTCCAGGACCCGCCCACTCCTAAATTGGATGGCAGATTTAAAATTCTTATCTTATTTATATTTTTGTTGCCATAGTATCTATATTCATCTTTTCCATTATTAATAATTAATAGTTCTTTAACTTCATAATCTATTGCATTTATTGATTCTGTTAATAAGTCATATCTATTAAGTACTGGAATAATCATTGCTGGAATCATGAGTGATTAATCTGCCCCCAATCACCCTTCCACTTTTCATATAAATCATTGACATAAAGCATATTCTCTCGCCCATGCTTGTAAACTGTATATACTATTTGATGATCTAGGTTTAACGGGTGGTCAAAGTTACTACAAGAAGCGGCGTACTGTTTTGTCCATTCCCACTCGTATTTAATAGCATCAGACTTAGTATTGGCAACAGGTATGCCAACCTTATCCAATACTGATCTCTCATATAATCCTAAATAAGATCCATAATGATCTGGGTCACACATAAGACAGGCCGAACCTGGAACATCAAATATCGAACTAAGCAATTCATTATTTCTAATTACTAAACTATCTTGTAGAAAAATAAATCTATCTAATTTAGTATTTTCGTACGCCCATCTTATTTTACCAAGTTCGTATCCATCTACTGTAACTACAATGCACGGTAACTTTATAGATTCCATAAAATCATTAAGCCACCGCTCCCTTCCAGGAGCAGTACCTACAATAATTCCGTCTTTCACGCTAACCTCTTTTTAATTTCTGTAGAAGATATCGTGTTGGTATATGGAACATATACTAATCCAATTCCTCTTTCATCTAGCCACTCTTGAGTAAAACCCATTTGTGAATAGTAATCTTTTTTAGCCCAATCAGAACCGATTACAATATATTCTGGGGAAACTAATTCAATAGCAATTTTAGAATCCGCACCACCAACATTATATATTACTTCATCAACATATCTACATGACTCAAGTACTTTTTTTCTTTCTAACGTTGTACATACGGGAGCCTTGCTTTTATAAGAAATAATAAAATCGTCTGTATTTAAAGAAACTACGCACTTTCCTAAGTCTCCCGCAATTTCTTTACATCGTCTTAATAAATTAACATGACCAGAATGGAATAGATCAAAGGTGCCTCCCGTGTACACTATACTCACTTCGTCCACCTTCTTTGATTCTTAATCATACCATATTTTTCTAATGCTCTTTGGATAGTCATATGAGAGCATCCCGCCTCTTTAGCCATTTGCTGAGTGGTCTTTTTCTCTATGACATATCTTTTTCTAAGCCAATTTATATCTTCATATAGTTTCATCATCTCACCATATTATTAGCAGCGTACCATCCAATTCCGCAGGCATCAGCAACGTTATCACTTTCTACAGATACCCCTAATTCCTTGCAGAAGTCTATAGTCTTTTGCTTTCTTATCTCTCTACCTTTGGCTTTATACCAATTTGCTGTTTTACCTGGGTATTTTTTTTGTATTTCTAACTTTTCAGCCTTAGTAAAATTTTTGTTTCCTATAAACGACTGCCAAGTTATTGGATGAACCTCAACAACCTTTCTTCCATCATCGATCAATTCACCCATTATAGCACCAAAGATATATGCCATCTTTAATCCAGTATTAGCGCTTCTTACCATTACGGCTGCTTCAATGGCTACAAAGTCGGATGGGAAGGTCTTAGCGACTGACCTTACTTTCTTCTTAGCATCTAGTATTCTTTCATAAACATCTCCGCCATCAAAAAATACCTCACCCCATTTGATTGGGGTTTTATTTTCAAAAAGACAGAACGCTACTGACCTAGTGCTTGCATCAATGCCCAAGACTCTTCTATCTGGAACCTTTGCTAATTTAGCGAGAGACATTTAGAATCCTTAACAATTCATCTCTATTTCCAGAATCATTTTTAGCAATGCATTCATTGCATGTCATAGTTTCATTATATCTACTTAGAACATTATCACATGATTTTACAGAACATGTTCTTTTTTTACCAGCAAGTCTTTCTCTTTCCTGATAATATTTATCTCTAATTTTTTTATTTGTTGCTATTCGACAACATTCATCAGAACAATACTTTTGATTATGTGTTGATTTCTCAAAGGTGCTCTCGCACCCATCATTTGCACATATCATTTGGGTGGCACCAATGTCCTAACTTTTTCTACACCATCGCCATACTTATTATTCCTAGCAGCCCAGCAATGCTTCTTGACAGGACAGTTTGCACATGCATATGAAGTTTTAGCAAATCCTCTGGCGGGTATAATATTTTCAGTATACATTTGATAGACTTCTCGCATCCAATCAAACGTTTCATTAATTATTTTTTCGTTACGCTGATTCATGCTAATTGGGATGATACAGATCTCTTGAGTATTCTTATTCTCATACAACAAGAATCCTTCTGTTGCTCCCTCCACCTTCATATATGTGAGTATCTGTAAAAGATGGTTTGAGGATGGCTTCATAGAAGATTGACGGTGGATAAATTGCTCTTCCTTAGTCGTCTTTATTTCACCGATGATCTCTGTATCATTCCAGTCCAGCACAACGTCAGCAAAGCCTCTAATTGGTGGGTCTTCTGA